AAATTAGCAGGGTTTGATAATTTAAAATTCGGATCGGCTATTTTTCCAAAAATATCCTTTACACCTGCTAATACACCAGAACTTCCAAATAAGGTTTTTGTACCTCCTCCGGCTAAACTTAAAGGACTAGGAGTGTGATCATAATGACTCTTTGCAAATCCTGGCGGATCTCCTTTTTTAACGGATCCTGAATCATAAGTTACTGCTTCATAGGCTACAGTCATACTATTTTGTATTGGATCAGAAGAGGAGTAACTTACTGTATCATTATTAAAAGCAGTAATGACAGGATTTATTAATTTCGCAGAATTATATTGTTGTTTTCCCATAAGATAAATCGTTATGTGATCAAAAAAAGGAACAGTGCTTCCATTGTCAAATCCGTAAGGACTTTTAATAAAACTAGACCCTAACATAGATGATCTTATATAATTTCTTGTTATTTTTGATGCGTCATTATCTGCATAGTAATAGCTATAATAATTATTCCATAATGACCTTATTATATGGAAATTATCTTCGTGAAAGGTTATACTAATTGGTGTATAGTCTATCTTAACCTGAGTTATTTTTCTTCTGTTATATTGGTTTAAATTATCTGTTATTATGGTAAATTTTGGAAGTTCACAGCTTTTCACAAGCATATTAACTTCTTCTTGATGTCTATAATGAAAATTTAAACTTTTTAAAGCCTTGGGATTAATACTAAAATATACGTGAAATTGAAATTTTAGTTTTGGTGCTAATCTTAAGTCGTCATCAACAAATAATCTTGCAGCGTGTTGAAAATCTGCAAGTTGTCCTTTAGGATTAGCTATCTTGTTTGTTAAGTAGGGAAGAATTTTACTCATAACAATATTTATTAATAAAATTATATGCGTAGTTTTTGGCCTCAAACAAAAAAACACCCTAGGGTGTTTTTTTGTTGTTAAAATTACTGTGCTTGACCAGTTACAGCCGTTCCTAAAGCTCTTGCCGCGAAATTACCACCAACGCCAGAACCGTCAGGTTTCTGAAGACAATTATCAACCTGAATTGTTAGTGTCATAGTAACCGGGTTACTGTCACTGTAAGCAAGATTTTGATAATTTACCGTTTGTAAATAGCAACCGTAACATTCCCAGGTTTCTAAATTAGCATTTACATCCTGTCCGTTACCACCGTCTAAAATAATAATATTTGTTTGAAACTTATAGTCTGCCGCTGCTCTTGCCGAACTCTGCTCCATAAAATCAAATTGTTTTTGAAGTTGTTCAGCAACTAATCTACTTGTTGCTCCTGTAGCCTCGTCTCGTAAGTTGATCGTGATATTTTGCCAAGTATGTTTTCCTGCATAGTTCACCTTACTATTATATACTTCAATAGGTACATTTTGAAACGATACATTGGGACGAGACACATCTATAATTTGTCTCGTTAATTCTGTTGTGTCAGTAGTTGTTCCGAATTTTATAAATTGTACCCTAAATCTATATTTTAGTTTAGGCATAAGTAAACCGGCATTCTCAGTTGCACTCGCACTAATTGGCACTGTAAAATTTTTCAATGAAGCGATAGCCATTTATATATTCTCCTAAATTCCTAAACTAGCTATTTCACCAGTATTCTTGATGCGTAATGGAATATAGATAAATTCTACTGCTTTCACAGGCTCTATAGCAATATCTAGCCATAGTTCGTTACGATCAATCCTACTTGGTGTATTATTTGATTCGTCACACACAACAATAAAGTCATATAGTGCTCTCAATCCAACTAATTCTAATAACAAAGCTTCTGCTGCTGCTTTAATCTGATCTCTTGTTATCTTATCATTTGGTTCAAACAAGTATGGCTTAGCCATTGCATTTAACTGTCGACGTAAATAAACTACTAAACGAGCTACATTGATACGATCTAATGCACTTGCAGCTCTAGCTCTTGTTTTTTGTCCATAGTTAACTAAACCAGTTCCTGTTAAAAAAGTAATTGGATTAACTTTTTGTTCGTATAATACATCACGCTGTCCTGTATTAAGAGCTACACTCTTAAATTCGCCTTCGTTTGTAATATATCCAACTGCTGTAGCATTCGTAATTCCTCCACGACGTACACCTGCTGGAGCGAACCACGGATATGCAACTTGGTCATTAAGAGCTAGAGTTCTTAAGATCATATGGCTTGGCGGTACAACAACATTGTTTCCAAAATTGTCGCTTGTAAATCCCCAAGGATAAAATAATGCCATATATTCGTCGTAACTGGCAGCTCCGATGTCATTATCTTCGTTAGCACCTCTTTCGTTACTAGCCCAACGCAATAAACTTGTTGCATCTGGTGTTAATCTTGCAGGAGGATCTCCTACAATAAATGCAGTTAATGCGCGATCATAATTTAACGAAATTAATTCTCCAATTAATTCTGGATAACCTGGGCAGGCCATTAAGTTAAATATACGACGTTCGTCATCACGAAGATCCTCGTTACTGTTTACTGTTGCTTGAAGAGCTTTAACAACCACCTTACGCTGTGCTTTATATCCGAAACTACCTGACCCGTCGTCTTGATTACTGCTTACAGTGACCCAACGGTGTGGATAATAACTAGCCATTGGTGTGTTTCCGTCACGTGGATTATCTTCAACTGTATTGATATAATTTTTCTTAAATTGCTTTACATTAAACCCACTACGGCGTAGATTCCATAACAGCATACCTTTTGGATATAAAGCAGGATCTGGAGCATCTGGATCTAAGAAATTGCTTATAAGTAAATCAGTAATACTACTTGCTTCGTTATTAGCGTCATTGCCTACATCAGTCCAACGAGCGTCTGCAAATAATACACCATTTTCTGTTGTTTGATCCGAACTGTCACGTTTTACCCAACGCTTAGACACAGGTAAATTTGTTAAATTAGCATCCCAAACATAGATTTGTGGAAACATTTCTAAGTCGCTTGTGTCTACCCAAATATCGCCATCAACCAGCGCAGTAATTAGATCTGCTTGTGTTTCTGGAGCAGAAGCGCTCACAATGGGACCGTTTACTCCAGGATATACAACTTTATAGCCTTTCCATGTAATACCATCATGCACCATTATGTCTATTTCGTCAATAACACTGCTATACCATAATTGTCCATCATCTGGAATACGTTCTGGAGCATTATCACCAGCAGCATAAACCAAAGGTTCCCAATTACTTGCTATATATTCATTGAATACATCCGGAGCATCATGTAAGAAACGTGTTTTACCTGTATTGATAGCACCTGGTTCGTAATTATATACGCCAAAAATTAATGGCAGTGGGCTTGTTGAGTCTTGGCCATTATCAAATCTTATTTCACCACCATTTTTGTGCTTGATGACTAGTCTATTTTGTGTATCAACTTCAGCTTCTATGTTCACAAATCCAGCGTTATTGATAGCTGCTGATAAATTATCTGCATCCTCTACAGCTTGGTCTTCTGTAGACGCGTTACTACCAGTAAACTGTATCCGTTGTGCGTTACTTAAATTTCCATCTAATAAACTTTCACGCATATCAAAGGTATATAATTGGTTATTATTAAATGTGTTTGCGCTAATTACATTACTTATAATTGTTGTTGCATCGATAGCACCACGTTTCCATATTTTAAAATTTACTAAAGAAGGCGTTGCTTCTGTATGGTTTGTTTGAGCAAACAGAGAACCTGTTAAAATATTTTTGCCGCCGCCTGTTGGATCTATATTGTATATTGCTTGGTGTCCATTGTCATAGACAGGACAAGCGAGACGCTCCCATAATAATGTTTGACCATTAAATCTTTGTATATAAATGTTAGCACCATTATTAGGTGTGGTTGTTTTTATCCAAACACTGCCTGTTGGTCCGGGATCTACATCTCCAATTTTCCACTGCGGAACATTGGTATGTGAGCTCATCTGTAATTTAAGTGGGTTAAGCCCACCATCACTCCAATTTACGGAACCTACTGCTACCCAACCCTGCCCCGGCTTTTTATAATAAAGTGCATGTTCATATTCATTACCGTGAGAAATAGTGAGGGCTGGAGTCGATTCTTCTGTATCAATAGAAACAATAGCATAATCTCCAAATGCTCCTACAGCAGCTTTGGGAGCCCCTGTGGATGTATCAACCTTATTTGACTGTGTAATTACTAATGGTATTTTGTTTGTAAATTTTTGGCCGCCTATTGTTACCGGACGTGCATCCCATTCAAAAATTCCCCAACGGGTAATTGCTGTATGAAGCCAATGTGTTCCGCCAATTGGAGTGCTAGCTGGTTCATTGGGAGATGCGTTTAGTTGATTTAGATCTATATCAGCTCT